CTTTTGATGATAAGTATTTAATTATCTATAATCCTAAAAATGGTAACGACGATAATGCTAATATGTGGAATGACGATACTGTATTTGGTGTAGATCAAGATGGAGAAGAGCATGAAGTAAGGTATGATCAAATAGATGGCTTACAATTAGAAGGTATAAAAGAAAATTCTGAGATGGATAAGATTATTCAAGGTAGAAAATTCATTAAGGATTTAGCTCCTTCTATGAATAAATTACCTCAAGATGATCCTAAGAGAATAAAGTTTATCAAAAAAGTAAAACAAATAAACGCTAAATATAAAGAGCTATTAGCTAAACAAGATGATAAAATAGCAGGAACAGGTAGAGATCAAGAATTAGATGAAGGAAGAGGAGATTTCGATGATGTATTAAAAGCTGTACAAAATATGTCTAACAATGATGATATATCAGAGAGAGACGCAGCAGCAGAAATAGTATTAGCTTTAGCAGATAAATTTCAATTACCAGTAGATAAAAATCTAGAAGACTATATGCAAGAAGTAGTATCTGAAGTAAAAGTTGGAGATACACTTACTAAAGACGGTAAAAAAGGAAAGGTAACTAAAATATCAGATACTCAAGCTACAGTAGATTTCGGAAACGGAGATGTATACGGTATAGCACATAGTAGAATTAAAGGAAGTAAAATAGTAAAAGAAGAAGATACAATCAAAGAAAGCTCTAGGGAGTTAGAAACTTTATTTGGAGCTATAGGATATAGTGGTGGATTCGAAGAATTTATAGAAGATAATCCAGGTGCAGTAGAAGCACTACACGGATGGATTACTAGTGTACCAGAATTTAGAAAGAGACTAAGTGCTGAATTTTCCAATTCAGAATTAGACAGTATGGGTATATACGATATTCCAGGCTATGATGATGATGATATAGATGAAGCAGAAGCAAGACCAATACCAGATACTATCTTACGTGGTTATAATGCTAATGTAAAGAATGCACAATCAATGGCTACTGCACTTCTATCTCTTTTTAATCAAATAAACGATAAAGAACCTACTGATTTTACAGCTAATGGAAATATAAAGAGAGTACTAAAACTACTTAACTACGTTGCAAAAGCACCAGATACTGAGGCAGATCAAGAAGTAAAAGAATCTGGACCTGGATTTGCTCACGATTGTGCTGCTAAAGTAGTACATGAGAAGTATGGAAAAGGTAATTGTATACCAGAGAAACATACTCTAGTTAAAGAAGGAGAGAAACATGTAGTTACTCATTATGACGTTTTATTTGAAAGCGGCAAAACAGTAGAAGATATACCAGTTAGTGAGTTAGAGATTAAAACATCTAATGAACATTGGCACAAAGGATATAAAAAGAAAAAGAAGTAAAATGAACAAAGCTAAATTAGAAAATATCATTCTAGAGGCGTACGAAGAGGTACTTAAAGAAAGTTTATTAGATCAATTAAACGAAGAAGAACCTGAAGAAGAACCTATACCAGAGGAAGAACCAGATATGGAAGCTCCACAAGGAACAGTTCTAGAAGACGCTACTGATAAAATACTAGGTAAATTTCCTACCTTAAAAGCAGCTTTAGTAAAACTACAAACCGAACAATTTAAAGAGTTCGTCGAGTCAATAGACTGGGTTTCTCCTAGACCAACTTCATTTAGAGTAAATCTAAAGAATGGTCAAGACTACATACTTAAATGGATGGGAGATGGATTTCAAGCTCAAATACAAGGTAAAAGATACTATATTAATAAAATAGATGATTATCAGCAAGCATTAGATAAATTAGAATTACTTTATAGAGAGTCACCAATGAAAGGAGCTGGAGAAGGAGAACCTGCTGACGTAGACACCGGAGGCGGTGGCGGAGGCGGAGGAGACTTTCCTGGAGCAGATGCTGGAGGAGGAGCAGAAGGAGGAGACGATGCAGGAGGAGATGACTTTCCAGCAGTAGATGATGGAGGAGCTGATTTATCCGATGAACCTGTAGACTTTGAAGCAGGAGAAGAACCAGACGCATAATGAACATTACAGATAAACTATACACAGAGTGGGCTTGGAGGTCTAAAACAGGTACTCCATCAATGGATAATGCTGAAGATAGAGCTCTGCTTGATAGTATAATAGGCGAAGCAACAGATAAGAATAAACCAGTTACTCCCGACGATGTAATATCTCTTATTACCTCTATATCAGACGATCAAGAAGCTTTACAGTATCTAAGAAGATACATTAGAAACAGACCTAATCAGAATGCTTTCTTTGATTATATAAAACTTCAAAACATAGACGACAATACTCTTCAATCCGGAGATGCTCCTCAGAGAGTATTTAACGTATTAGCTGATAATGATGACTTAGAAAACTATATGCTCTACATTAAAAAGACAATAAACTTTTCTGATCTAGGTGTAAAAGGAAATATACTCAGTAAATTTAACGGTAAGCTTTCAGGTAATTCTGTTAAGTCTCTTATTAATATCGGTGGCCAAGAAGGAGGAAGAGGAGTAGGTAAAGCTGAAATAGGCTTATCAACACTCATAGGCGATGTTAAAATGATGAAAGGGGAAAAAGGAGATTTAGACTGGGGAGGTAAGTACTTAGAGGTAAAAGGATCTGCAGCTAGATTGGGTAAAAGAGATCATTCATTTACCGGTGGAGCCGAAATAATAGACACTTTAGAAGCTTTACAATTAGACACTAATAGACCAGACTCTTTTATGCCTGCTCTATTTAATATATCTCAAGATAGAGAAGATGTTGACTATAAAAAAAGTGTAGAACAACTTAATAAACTACTTAATCAAGTTTACGATGAAGAGTACGTTAAAAGGTATATTACACCAGAAAATTGTACTGACTCTAATAGATTAAGAGTAGCACTACAGAAAGTATATGCTGCTACATATGCTAAAAGAGAAGGAGTAGCACACTTTATTTTTGTTGATACAAGCACTGGTTTTGGAGATTACTTATCACTGGCTCCTGAACAATTAATGACTTATATAGGAGAAAATCCAAAAACATTTTCAAGTCCTATATCACTTAAAAATGGTTTAGCACCTCAAGTATTTAGGAGTGGAATCAAATAGTTATGGCAAAAGACATAAAAAAAATAATCGCACAAGAGTATTTAAAGTGCGCTAAAGATCCAGCGTACTTCATGAAGAAGTATTGCTTTATTCAACACCCTACAAGAGGTAGAATTCTTTTTTCTTTATACCCTTTTCAAGAGAAAATCTTACATTTATTTAAAGACAACCAGTATATTATTACCCTTAAGTCTAGACAGCTAGGTATATCAACCCTTTCAGCTGCTTATAGTTTATGGTTAATGGTCTTTCATAAGGATAAAAACGTACTAGCTTTAGCTACTACTCAAGCAACTGCAAGAAACTTAGTAACAAAGACTATTTTTATGTACGATCAACTACCTAAGTGGTTAAGATTAAAATCAGTTGAAAAGAATAAATTATCATTAAGACTTAAAAACGGATCAAAAATATCAGCTAAATCATCTAATGCAGATGCCGCTAGATCTGAAGCAGTATCGTTACTATTAATAGATGAAGCTGCATTTATAGATAATATAGACGAAACATATACTGCTGCTCAACAAACGTTAGCTACCGGTGGACAATGTATGGCACTGTCTACTCCTAATGGAATAGGTAACTGGTTTCATTTAACTTGGGAAAAGGCTGAAACAGGAGAAAATTCATTTTTACCTATAAGATTACCTTGGACAGTACATCCTGAAAGAGATGAAACCTGGAGGCAACAACAAGACAGAGACCTAGGTCCAAGGATGGCTGGTCAAGAATGTGATTGCGATTTCCTATCCTCTGGAGATACAGTATTTGAACCTGAAGATATTACTTTCTACGAAGAAACATACCAAAAAGATCCTATGGAAAAAAGAGGAGTCGACGGTAACTTATGGATTTGGGAAGGAGTTGACTACAGCAAGTCATATATGGTTGTAGCGGATGTAGCGAGAGGAGATGCAACGGATTACTCTGCATTTCATATATTTGATATAGAAAATTGTGTACAAGTAGGTGAATACAAAGGAAAGATATCTCCTAAAGATTTTGGAAATGTACTTGTAGGAATAGCAGCTGAGTACAATGATGCTCTGTTAGTAGTTGAAAATGCTAATATTGGTTGGGCTACAATAGAACAGGTAATGGAAAGAGAATATAGAAATTTATACTATAGTCCTACTAATAATAGAGACACAGTAGAATCATATATGAATAAATTTGAACGTGATAAACTAGTACCTGGCTTTACTATGTCAGCTAAATCACGTCCATTAGTGATTGCTAAAGCAATCGAATATATAAGAGAACATTCTGTAAATATACAATCAAAAAGGCTAATGGCTGAGATGAGAGTATTTATATGGAAAAACGGTAAAGCACAAGCTCAAGATAGGTATAATGATGATTTGATTATTTCTTTTGCAACTGCTTTATATGTAAGAGATACTGCATTAAGACTGAGACAGCAGGGTATGGACCTAGCCAGAGCGTCATTATCATCGTTTACAAACCTCAATGCAAAGAACCAAGCTGTCATTAAAACAGTTGGTAATCAAGTAAAAAATCCTTATATTGTTAATACACCAGGAGGCGAACAAGATATCTCTTGGTTATTAAAATAGACTATTTATAATTAAAACGTACTTTAATGGCGGATAAATCCTTATTTGGTAGACTTAGAACACTTTTTTCAAACGATGTAGTAATTAGAAACGTCGGAGGAAAAGAACTTAAGATTGCTGATGTAAACAAAATACAGAATACCGGTAGGTATCAAACGAATTCTCTAGTAGATAGATTTAGTAGACTATATATCTACAATAATAAAAATATCTTTAACCCTAATATTAATTACCAGACACTAAGGATTCAATTATACTCTGATTATGAAGTAATGGATACTGATCCAATTATAGCTTCTGCATTAGATATATTAGCTGATGAAGCAACAGTTAAAAACGATCAAAACGAAATATTAGCAATACAATCATCAGACGAAAACATACAGAGAGTACTTTATAATTTATTTTACGATGTACTTAATATTGAGTTTAACCTTTGGTCTTGGACTAGAAACATGGTTAAGTACGGAGACTTCTTTTTAAAGTTAGAAATCTCAGAAAAGTTTGGAGTATATAATGTACTACCTTACACAGTTTATCACATGATAAGAAGAGAAGGAGAAGATCCTGATAATCCTTCTAAAGTAATATTTCAACTAGACCCAGACGGACTAGCATCATCTCAAAGTACTAATTACCTTCCAAAAAGAAAGTCTAACGAAAGAGTTATAGATTTTGATAATTACGAAATAGCTCACTTTAGATTAATATCTGATACTTCTTACCTACCATACGGTAGATCATATTTAGAACCAGCTAGAAAGATATATAAACAAGTTACTCTAATGGAAGATGCGATGTTAATTCATCGTATAATGAGAGCTCCAGAAAAGAGAATGTTCTACATTAACGTAGGAAACGTTCCACCAAATGAAGTAGAGCAATTTATGCAAAAGACCATTAATTCAATGAAAAAGACTCCTTATGTTGGAGAAGATGGTCAATACAACCTTAAGTTTAATATGCAGAATATGATGGAAGATTTCTATCTACCTGTAAGAGGAGGAGATACTTCTACTAGAATCGAAACTACTAAAGGTTTAGATTACGATGGGACTACTGACGTTAATTACTTACTTAATAAAATGTTTGCTGCTCTTAAGATACCAAAAGCATATTTTGGATATGAAGGAGAATTATCTGGTAAAGCTACTTTAGCAGCAGAAGATATTAGATTTGCAAGAACAGTAGAAAGAGTACAAAAAATAATGGAATCAGAGTTAACTAAGATAGCTCTAGTACATTTATACTCTCAAGGATTTACAGGAGAAAGTTTAACTAACTTCGAAATTAAGTTAACTACACCTTCTATTATATTCGAACAAGAAAAAGTAGCACTACTTAAAGAAAAGGTAGATTTAGCTTCTCAAATGAAAGACACTAAATTATTCTCATCAGACTATATATACGAATCAATATTTAATTTATCAGAAGATCAATATATGGAAATGAGAGACTTGGTTAGAGAAGATTCTAAAAGAACATTTAGAATAGCTCAAATAGAAGGTGAAGGAAATGATCCTGCTAAATCAGGTACTACATACGGTACTCCACATGATCTTGCTTCAATGTACGGTAGAAGAGCTACATCAACTCCTAAAGGAGGCGGAGCAGAAGACTTACCAACAGGCTATTCAGAAGTAGAAAACACACCAGACTGGGGAGAACCAGGACCTGACGGTGGTAGACCTACTGAAAAAGCTTCTGTATACGGTACCAATGATGCACTGGGTGGACGTGATCCTTTAGGTGTGCACGGTATGAAAGGAGGGTATCCTTCAGATAACGACAACGTTGCTGAAAATCTATCTACTCAAGCTGTTTATCATAGAAATAAACAAGATCTTAAAAATATAGTTTTTAAAAAGCAGTCAGAACAGAAATCTAAAATGCTAAGTGAAGACAATATTAAAGATTTAGAGAATTAACACATATTTATATATAGTAAACGTATACAATGAGGATAAAACATTCAAAGTATCGCAATACTGGTTTGATATATGAGCTGCTTGTAAAGCAAATTGCAGCAGACGTACTTGAAAATAAAGAGTCAAGTGCTATTCAAATATTAAAAAAGTACTATAGCGGTAAAACTACTCTAGCTAAAGAATACAAGCTATACGAATTTGTAGTTAAAAACAATT